CTAGCTGGGCTGCGGTACGATCTTGTTCAGCAAGCTGATAAGACATGTATCGAAGGACAACGGGCAGCAGTTCGATTGCTGAGCAGTAGACAGCGTAATTTAAATCGAGAATATCTGGCGGTCCATAGCGAGAATGAGATTGACCGTACTGCTGCTCAGATCGAGCTACAGCTTAATAACGATGATGGCTCCGTCTTCAGCTTTTTAAATTGGACACACAGTAAAGGCCGGATAGATTGTGTCGCTTGCTATGCTGAGCAAGTAGATGCGGGACAGAAAAGATACATTCGAATCTGTGCCCGATGTGAAAAAGGATTTCAGCACTGCAATAATATGCTATGGGACAAAATAGAAAAGAAGCCTATAGCTTATACCGGGCTGACACAGGAAGAAGTGGCTAAGTATCAGGATCAGAATAGTTACTGTTTGGTGTTCCATTGCGAGCACTGCCTCGCAGAAGATATTCAAGTTCTATGAATCCTCATGTTGTTTACTCTATTTGCTTTGTTCTGATCTTTCTTTTATGGATCGCAGCTAAAAACTGGCAACAAGCAGCAGCCGACTATCGAAAGAAAAGCATTCAAGCTGATAAAGATCTATTAGAGGCCAAAGCTCAGATTGTAGCTCTACAAAAAATAGTAAAAGATATAAGTGGTATTTATGCCTTGCTTGGCCAAAGGCAAGCCTTGCATAGCAATGATCAGATCATACAACTGGAATTGCTCAGCAAGAGCACTGAAGACTTTGTTCAACGTGAGCTGAAAATGAGAACGGATCTGCAACAGATCCTGGAACACCCTGCCTTGACTCAGCGTCAAATAAAAGAAGCAATAGAACAGATCCTGGGTTAGATCTGGCAGTACAAGACACGAAAGTGTCATTTCTTTTTATTTTCTTCTGAACAGAAGAATAATATAGAGAAATGCTATAGCAATACCATTGGCTTAATAGTAGGCCTATAAATACTAATAATAAGAGCGACTCTCTTCAACAGACAATTCCTGCTAAGCAATAGCTATTACTTAACAGCCATTGGCCAGACCGACAAGATGTGCCACAAAGACAAAAATGAAAGAATGTGGAATTTACAGCATTAGCTGCCCGGACGGCGAATACATCGGTGCTTCCCAAAATATAGAAGCACGATGGAAACAACACCAGTACGCACTGTTAATAAAGCAACACCCAAACCAGCTTCTTACAGAGGCTGCAAACAAATACGATATTGAAGACTTCGAACTTAGAATTCTCGAACGTTGTTCAATAAACCAATTAGCAGGGCGTGAACAGTTTTGGATGATATTTAAAAGACAACATCTACTCAACCAGCGTAGAGTTGCAAATCCCATTCCTAAGCCCATTCCCAAAGCTATCCGACTTTTGATGCTGCATAAGTTCCGGCACGGCCAAACATTAGCCCATATCGGAAGACAGCTAAATTTACCCCCCGGCACAGTAGCTCTGCAACTGATGAAAGCCGGTCTTACACCAGAAATTCGCCAAAAACAACGCTGCCAGAACACCGAAAAAGTTATTCAAAAAGCCTCTCAACTCTGGAAGGCCGGATTTAGCACTAGACAAGTAGCCAAGCAATGTCAGACTTCTCATATCACCATCAGCCGCTGGTTAAAAGCTATAAACATCACCAGCCTTGAACTGCTCCAGCGTAGAATCAGAAAACCCCGTAGCAACGGGCTATATTAGTTTTGAACCGCGGGGCTATCCCCAACTAAGGGGAATGGGCGGTTGACGTGCCTTTGCCCTATTGTTTCTCCAAATTCTGATGGTTTCTCGGCTCTATCCCGAGTTGATTTCTGTTATCACTGCTTTGTGAACCAGAAACAAGCTCAAAACACTCGAATCAAGGTCCGGCGGCAACGTACCATCAGCACTGCACCGTACGAGTCCTACCAAATCGAACTGAGCATCGAAGAGGATGTGGATTCACTCGAACAAGTACCAGCCAAAATCAAAGCCCTGAAAAATATCATCATTCCAGAAGTGAATCGGCAGGAAGCTACTATCAGAAAGAAAATGGAAGCAGGAGAACTTTAAAAAAAAGCTTGCTAGCTATTCCGGTTAGAAAAGATGTCCGGTAGAATACATTGCACAACTAAACCCATGACCTTACTTTCTTCCCATGCTTCTGCATCAGCCTTAATGGGAGCGGTTCCTTCCTCGGAACGTTTGCTGCCCCGGTTGCAGAAATCACTGGCTGCTTTATTACAGACCGAAGCCCGGCTCGCCGAAGCTCAGACTCATCTGTTCGGACCAGCACCAGCCACAAATATCAACTCCGGCAAGAAGATCGGTGAAGATGATATTCAGGCTCAGTCAGCAGAGCAGTTAATCTGCCATATCGAAGCCTACGCCAATCGTTTGATGGACGAGGCACAAAAGCTAGCTCAAAGAATATGAAGACATGAGAGAATGCGGAAGCTGTACGCTATGCTGCAAGCTTCTAGCTATCGAAGAACTGAACAAGCCGCAGAACCGATGGTGCCCCCACTGTCAACCCGGGCAAGGCTGTAGCATCTATTCCAGCCGGCCCGGAAGCTGCCGTGATTTTCAGTGCTTGTGGCTGCAGAACGAAGAACTGCCGGAACAACTGCAACCCAAACAATGCAAGGCAGTGCTGGGCTGCACAGCAGACGGACAGCATGTAGTGGTCTACCAAAGCCCTGAACATTCGCAGGTTTATCTTCAGAACAGCTACCTCAGGAATTTTATTACCGTTATGCTGAGCCGTGGGATAGACGTGTTTATCGTCACTGGCAATGAACGTAAAATGCTGCCAGCTAAACGCACTACCCAGCTGGTTGATATCACTACACACTTAGCTCATGAATGATCAGTATCTTCCCGAATCAGAAGGACCCAATAAATGGGATGTGCGGTGGATGAACCGGGCCATCCTCAACAGCACCTGCTCGAAAGATCCCAATGAACAGGTGGGCTGCATTATTATCAACCAGCACCGACACACGCTATCGGATGGCTATAATGGTTTTCCACGTGGAATCAAAGATGACAAACGACTTACTGACAAGCTTCTTAAGAACCTCCTGATCGTGCATGCAGAAGCCAATGCCGTAGCTTCAGCAGCCGATAACGGGCACAGCCTGCGGGGCGGAACCTGCTATGTCAATCGCCACCCTTGTACGCAATGCACTGCTCTGCTTATTCAGGCTGGGATTCAGCGTATTGTGTACTATCATCCCGAGGTGGAACAGTCTTCCTATTTTAATAATTTCCGGCTTGCAGCAGCCATGCTAGCTGAGGCTGGCGTTAGCCTCACCCGAATGCAATGAAGCGACGCCCCAGACCTAACGATACATTTGAATTCCGGACCAAGGGCAATTCCGAAGTTATGGCCCTGCATCGGAGAAGCATGGAGTTAACTCAGATCGTGCAGGACTGGGTGAATCAAAAGCGTAAGCATAAAGTTCAGCTACGGTACGGTCAGGCTGATGCTGCAAGGCTTTTGAAGCTGAAAGTATGGGAGCTGCTGTACAAGGTCGAAGTCACGGAAATACTCGATTTGATTGTGCCTATCCTGAGGGGCCAGCGTAACAATCTTCCCAAGGGCTTAGCTAGGAAGCGTATTGGATTGCTGGGAGTCTCGGTGCCAGCCTTAACCGGGCAAGCTGCAGAACGTATCCTGCAAACAGAACTACGGAAGCGGTATCCCGAAGGTGAACAAGAAGGTTACTGGCAAGAGCAGCAACGAGAAGAAGATATCCTGCGAGAAGAAGCTTTAAAAGAACAAGAAGGTGACTTACCCGTTTACAGCAAGGATAAGGGCATGAGCTTGCTGAACTACAATTCCGTCACAGAGTTTGTTAAACAGTACGATCAGAGGGTCGAAGCGGAACGGGATCGGTTCAATAAGGCTTATCATCAAAAGTGGAGAAGACGCAAGAGATACCGCGATAATCCCTGGATCTAGCCTTCTTTCAGATTGAATAGTACTACCAATTCTTTTAGTACTAATCCAGTTACGAATTTATGTCAGAAGACGAAGAACTGAGACTGCAGATTCTGAGGGTCTGTGTGCGAGACCGGCAGTTTCTCAAAACTTGTTCGGCGGATGTTAACTCCGCAGACTTTGAAGATACCGAAGAACGGCTAATTCTAGATTGTGCATTAAAGTTTTACGATACTTATCAAGACCCGATCGGGCCAATGCTACGGTCCACCGTATTCAGTGCTATTGAAAAGAATGGAAAGATACACCACAACAAGCAGAAGGTTCGGCAACTTATTGACTCCATTCAGAAACAACAGATGGAAGCTGTTTCGGTCACTGCACTGCAGGATCGGGTCAAGGAACTACACAAGCATCAGTTCTTCAAGAAAGCTATTGTAGAGCTTGCCTCAGCCGGTGAAAGCAAAGGATTATCGGTAGATGTCTTTGCCAATATTGTTGAGCGAGCTAGCAAAGAGCTTACGACCGGCTACCGGGCCACAGACTTCTTTGCTCCGAGTGAACTTGAAAAACGAGCCAAGCGGAGAGAACAACAGCAGAAGGCCAAACGTTTCCCCAAGATCGGCATTGACCGGTTAGACCGGAGAATCAAGATCATCGGGCGTGGCATGCTGGGGCTGGTGATTGCTCCCTACGGAACCGGAAAATCTTTTTGTCTCCTTCACATAGCAGCCAGTTATGCCAAGCTCGGTTTGAACGTGCTGTTTATCACGTTGGAAGATCCCAAGGAAGAAGTAGAGGATCGGTTAGATTCGGCATTGACCGGAACTCCACTTAGTGAGCTTATTCAGTTACCACAGGATGTGCGGAGCAAGCTAGACCAGAAGCTTGAAGAATACAACGGCCGGATCAAGATTGTTGATGGCACAATGGGCGGCATCAGCATTTCCAAAGTCGAACAGATATGGCGGCAAGAGAAGCAAGAAGGCTTCACAGCTGATGCCGTGTTTATTGACTACGATGATGAGATTGAATGTGAAAAGCCGTTTAAAGGTGAATCAGCTCGGAGATTCGAGTTTGCTGAAATCTATCGCCGGATGCGGCGGGCTGCCGTCAATACCGATGCTATTTGGTGGACTGCTTCACAGGCTGGGCGATCTGCTGAGAAGAAAAAGATCGTAGAGGGCAAAGACATCGCTGAAGACATTAGCAAGGCCCGGAAGTGTTTCTTTGCTATGGCTATAGGGGTTGACTCAAAAGACAAGCACAAGAAATACTTGAATGTGGTTAAGCACAAACTGGATCGATCCCGGTTTTTTGTGTCCATCTACAGTGACTATGAGAACGGGCTGTTCTACGATTACGACCGTAGCAAGACCTTGGAAAAGAAAAAGAAACAGCTTAAACCAGCATGAGTTTAATTCTAGACATCTTCGAGCGGGCAGGAGAACACTATCAGCACCATAGCAGCAAAGCTAACGAAGTGATGGTGAACTGCCCGTTCTGCCCGGAGAGCGGAAGATCAGAAGATACATTTCGTAAGCTTGGTATCAATACCCGGCTATTCATTGCTCATTGCCATCGGTGTGACTATGCTTGCAAGGGGCTTAGACGGCTGGTGTCCGAGCTGTGTAGGGTTTACCATCTTGATCTGCCTACGATCCAATACAACGCCCTTGCTGTCCTGAAAAACCCGGTTGTAGAGCCTGAACCTGTCTCTCTGCCGGAAGCGGAGGTAACGGGTTTCCCCGAAGGCTACGAAACATTCCTATTTGATGGCAAAGATGAGATCGAAGAGATGGCCTGGACGTATCTGAAAACTCGGGGCATCACGCCGGCTCAAATCGGACAACATCGGATTGGCTATGCAGCATGGGGAATGTATTCCTACCGGATTGTGCTGCCAGTGATCGGAACAGATCAGCAGATTTACGGGTATGCTTGCCGCGGCTTTGCTGATCAGAAAATACGGTATCTCAACTCGCCCGGCACGAAGTTACTGTGGGGAGCCCACCGGAAGGCCAAAGTAGCTATTGAATGTGAAGGGATCTTCAGTTCTTTAGCAGTAGAACGGGCAGTAAAAGATATGCCTGGAGTTATCAGTGTTGCTCCACTCGGCAGTGCTACTACGGATACACAACTGGTACAGCTTGAACAGTACGAGTCCGTGTTGCTGTTTCCCGATCACGATAAGCCCGGCATCAAGGGCTGCATCAAGCGTGCCGAGAAATATGTCAGGCATGGCTTGAAAGTGTACGTTGTCATTCCCAAAAAGCTCGATGAGAAAGATCCCAATAATCTAACCTCTGAACAGATTCGAGCCGAGCTAGATAGAACTACACCGTGGACTGAGTTTACCGAGTTCAAACTGCGTATGGTGGACTGATAAGTACTGCTCAATCTATACACGCCTCGATACCTGTGTTACTCTTTTCCAAATCGTGATTAAGCCATTCAAACTAACTCAGCAACAAGCTGAAGCAAAGAAGCTAATTATAGACTTCATGCACCCTGATAATCCTCAGCGTATTTTTAAGCTTGCTGGGTTTGCTGGAGTTGGCAAGACCACCTTAATGAAAGTAGTGCGTGATGAGGCTCCCGTACCTACGAAGCTATGTGCTTATACTGGCAAAGCAGCTAACAATCTCAATATCCGGCTTGGTACAACAGTAGCTACTACTCTGCATAAGCTTATTTATCAGCTAGAAGGGGAGCATATCGATCCCAAGACCAAGAAAGTGATTCCTCATTTCAGCCCAGTGCCTTTAAACCTGAGCGGGCAGATTGTTATCTTGGATGAATTTTCACTCGTCAATCAGCAGAACGGGCAAGACTTGATGAATACCTATGCCAAGATTTTAGCCGTGGGTGATCTGTTTCAACTTCTACCGATCGAAGGTGAACCATTTATTCGAGACTTCGATTATCAGATTACGCAGGTCACACGACAGGGCAAAGATTCTGGCATTACCCGGCAGTTGACCAATCTTCGCTCCAATCTCGGCTTACTTGAAGAAGACGATGATGTGATTTTCATTCCTAAGCTCAAGAATGATTATCTGTTAAACGCTAGTATTGTGCTGTGCTTTACCCGTAAAGAACGCTACAAGACCAACTGCAAGATTCGGGCCTTACGTGGCTACAAAGAAGACATTGCCAAAGAAGGTGAAACGGTTACAGCGTTGATCAACAATGAAAGATATGGAGTGTATAACGGTTCTAGCTATCGCTTGCTACGAGACTTTGATCTAAACGATGAAGGTGCTGAGATCATCATCGAAATGGAAGATGGTAGCGTAAATAGCATTCCCAAGGCTGTATTTGTTCCTGACGGTTGTGAAGTAAGTGATTTTCCTTTGTATGCACGAAAGAAGTACGACTGTTTCTTTGACTTCGGATATTGTCAAACTGTGCACAAGAGTCAAGGCTCAGAATGGCCTAAACCGTTCTTGATCGATGACTATTATAAGAACGGCGTGCGTCCTAAGAATTGGCGTAACTGGCTATATACGGCAGTTTCCCGAGCTACGCTTTCTATAACATATTTCAATAAGGGCTAGAAATGAGCCAGCCAAAACTAGCTTCAGACAAGAGCGTCCGATATTTGGATATTTTGTTGAACGATAATGGATTTGATACGCATGTTGCTCGGATGGGTTTCGTTCACAAGCGGATTCTGCGAGAGGTGCATGGGACCAGTGAGTTGTATCAGATCGAAGCCAACAATCTCATCGACGAGCTAGTTGAGTTGAAAGAACGAAAAGGTAACAAGAATCCATATCATCTCTGAAGAGGAAGAAATCAAAATGCCTACTGCCACCATAAAGAAGCAATCCAAGATACGTTCTATCGAGTTTCACAACAAAGACGACAAGCATATCCTGTCAAATTATTTCGTAGAACCAGATGGTTCATCGGTGCAGTTTGAATTTCAACGTGAGAAATGCACTCGAAACAAGGACCGTGCCAAATTCGATGCCATCGGAAAACGAAACCCGTTTGAAGCTAAAGCTCTCGGTCACGAAGTAAAGATCCGGGGAGACTGGGAAGATGTAAAGGTTACGACCATGCAGCGACTGGTCCGGGAAAAGTTTTTCAATCATTCAGAACTTGCTGAGTATTTACTATCCACGGGTGATGCCGAATTGGTAAAACGGTCAGATTGCTCTGAATCCTTTTGGGGCAAGAACAGCGAGAATGTGGGAGAGAATCAGCTTGGCCAGATACTGATGGCCGTGCGTGCTGAATTAAAAAGCGAGCCACAGTCTTAAAATCAGAAGTCTCGATTATGACAATACATACTCTCTTCTCTGATCCAAAGACCGGCACTGACATGTGTCTCGAACAGCAAGATGAAAAAAGCTGGCTTATGGATCTGACACTGTATCGTAATCGAGAGGACTACTCATTTCAGAAGTTAACACCAGTAGAGATTATTGGCATTGCTCTAAAGATGATCAAGGTTGCCAGCAAGCATCTTGACGAAGCAGCTCTGAAAAAGGCCTATGAAACACAAGTGCCTAGTCAAAATCAACGAACGATGATCAGACGTATTATGATGGCTCTGATCGGTAAAAGCTAAAACAATGAATCTGATTATTATCGACGCCAAGAATACCCTGTTCTCTATATGGCCAAAAGGTCTGATTTTAGAATTCTGTAGCTTCGTAGGCTTATCCGATCAATTTGGCTGTATGCCTTGGCTTGGTAGTAGACATCCACAAGGATATGGCAGTTTTTATTATGACCATGA